GTATGGGAAAGCAAGGTCCTCCTGGCATTGCCACACCTAGCTACGAAGTTTTTGTACGTGGGTCTGAATGGCCTATCCCAACCACCATCCCCAGTTTTATGATAGAACACTCGAGTGACGACTGCTCGAAGTGTCGTATGTACATCTGCGTTGTGTACGCCGAACTGAATCCCAACCCCTATAGGAGCAAGGTTGTAGATCTTACGTTCCCTAAAGCGACCCTCAATACCAAAATGAACTGCTAGCTTCTCTTGGCCACCCACATTAATATTGTCGATTAGATCATCGTATTTGTGTGTGGGTGGACTAGAGAACCCAAATTTGTATTGAAGGCAACCCTAGTTAACGGCTCGGACGTACGAGGCTTTCCTCTCCGCCAGAGAGACAGGTAACGGTCTGCCAATAGCACATCTTATGTAACGATACCAGTCGTACAGTGCACTGGTATCAACCACATCATGCTCAGCTCGGCTCATCCCAATTTCATGATCCGTTGGGGTGAAAACACAAGCCATCATAACAGTAACGTGGTGTATCATATCCGTGCGACGAAACGTTCTCATCCGATTTTCATCGGAGAAGATCTCAGCCACGATCGCCCTTCTTATGACTTCCCGGTTAGACTCTCCCTCCTTTGGGACACCATGTTTGCATTTCACGTTTTGGACAATCTCACGTTGAAACCGAGTGAGTGGCGTCCATTCTTGTTGTTCATCAGACATGACAATGCGCATCAAGGTGTCGACCTCTGCGAGAAATTCCTCATGGTACTTGTGGGCAAAAAGTCTTCCCACAAAATTCGTGATTGACATGGCGATCCTGATAACTGCGATCAAAATAACCACGCCAATCACTAGCCGCATAGTGGTCTCCGTTAGGCCGATACTACGACTTAGATATCGGAGGAGTTGCGTGTAAGTTGTGAATTCCATTAAAACAGTTGCGTCAGCATCACCACCACCTCCCGTAAAACAAAGAGGTAAAGGATGAGGTTGGCGACTAGCTGTAGGCCAATCTGGTACGGATTCCCAGCTTGAATGAGTACCAGGTGTTCATATGGAACCATGGAGAACACACCAATTTCTAATTTTCTTATGTGAGCCTAAGGGTTATTAGAAACCCACCTAACTTTACC